CTTCTGATAAGCGGTATAGAGCCCGTTTGCAACGGCGCGCATGTTCCGTTCCGACAGTTTGAAATAGAGCACATCGGACTGCACGAAAGAACGGTCAAACGCGAAGTCTCCCACCTGCACCTGTGTGAATACGTCCTCATAGAGCGCATACGGGGTGCGGGTATAGCTGTCCGCCACCAAAAGCTGCCCGTTCTGTTCAATCACCAGCGCCTCGTTGTGGCGGTACAGCTGCGCGATCCACTTGTGGATAAACGCGCTGCTGTTCTGGTTTTTATTCGGCTCGATGTTCCACAGGTAATATTCCGGGCCTTTGGTTTCGCCGCCCCCCGCAAAAGTCTTGAACTCGCATTTACTGACCGCATTGGCTACCGTATTCACGCATGCCCAAAATGCCAGTTCCCGCACAAAGATGTCCGCGGAAAGGTCAAAGCATTCCTCCGCTGTAACGTCCGCAGCGGACACCCGCGACAGTTCACCGCCGAGCTTTTCTATCATCCATTTTTTAAAGTTAAGCGCCAATCTTCCGCCCTCCTATCCTGTGATAACTCCCAAATCCGGAAGTGTACCGCTGTACCCGCCGCCCAGTTCCTCCTCAATGGCCATAGAGGCAACCAGCGCCATAAACGGGTCCGTCTTGCGGCTTTTTGACTCGATTTTCCCATACACAAAATTCCCGGTATCCGAGCCGGCGGTTTTGCCGGACCGGATGAGTTTCGTGTTATTCACCGCCCACCGCAGAGGCGGGTTGTCTCCCCAGACGAAATACCGGTTTGCAAAGCAGCTGTCGATGACCGGCACGACCTTCATGATGTCCGACGGGCGGACGAGCTTCACGTTTTTATATTCTTTTGCGTCAAACCCGATTTTGCGGAGACTGTTTGCAAGCAGCGCATAGCGAAAATTATCCACCGCAATTTTGAGGATGTTATACCGCTGTGCCTGCTCCGCAATCCAGTCCGTAATCAGGTCGGGATGAATTTCCACATCATCCACGAGGGTGAGGTGGCCTTCCTCCGCCCATTGCCGCCACGGGATTTTGAACCGGGGGATATCTGCCGAACGCAGGCAAAGCCACGAATGATTGATGTCATACCGGATATCCCCGTCCCGGAAATGCAGGTTTGTGCTTGCAAAGTCTGTGACCTTGGTGTAGTCGATGCCGACCACCGCGCACCGCCCCGGGTCCTGCAGAATCGGCTGGTTTGTTGCCTTGATGTTTTCCCAGCAGGTCACTTCGACATCTGCGTTTCCCTCCGGGAGGTTCATACGCTTGGTCATAAAGGCCGGGAGGGTTGCGGGGTTCTTTTTCCAGTCCGCGTATTCCTTCCGGATTTCTTCACGCAGGTTCGGCAGGTACGGCAGCGAAGGATTCGCTTTCGCCCAGTTTTCCGGGTTATGTACCTCTTCCTTGCTGTCCAGCCTGCAGATAAACGGCAGCAGGCCGCCGTCCGGTTCGCCGCCGCGCAGAATCCCATCCGCCTTTTCGAGCAGGTCATCCAGAGGACCTTCCCGGACATCTCCGTTTGTGGTCATATAAGAGCGGCGCGGGTGTTTCTTTTTCCCAAGCCCAGTTGTGAAAACGTTGATATTGGCGTAATCCTGGTACTGATGGATTTCATTGAAGATCACGACACCGGAACGCAGGCCGTCTTTCCCCTTCGGGCTGTTGGTGCGGCCTTTCAGGACGGATTTTGTTCTAAGGCTGATGACCTCCTCTTTGTTCCAGTAAAAGAACCGCCGGAGCTTTTTCTGGTGTGCCGGGGTTTCCAGCGCGTCTATTACGTCCCGCAGCGGGCGCAACGCCTGATCTTCGTTATTTGCGCAGATATCCACGTCATAGCTTCGGATACCGTTATACGGGGACATGAGGCAGAAAGACTCGAGCGCGATAAAACCGTCTTTTCCGGCTCCCCGCCCGATGAGGCACAGAAGATCCGGCCAGCGCGGCATGCCGTCCTCTTTCCGGTAGGTGCAGTCATGCAGGGCAATACAGAACGCCTGCCATTCAAACACACGGTCAAACGGAAAATATTTGGCGAGGCCGAGGTACTTTTCCACCTGTTCATCGTCTGTGTACAGGTCTTCTGTCATAAAGCAGCGCCGGACATACTCGACCAGCAGTTTCTGATCTTCGCAGGAAACGATCTCGCCGGATACCACCATGTCCATGTATCGCAGGATATGCGGGTTCAGGTCAGAGCTCATCCTCGTTACCGTCGCTTGCGTTGGCGGTTGTGAGCCCCAGTTTTTCCAGAATGGAAAGCATCTGCCGATTCACCAGAACAAGCTCCTTGGTAGATGGATTGTTCTTTTTCATCCTAACCCCCACGGAAGAATAGTCCTCATACACCACCCCGCGTTCCCGGATATCCGCTATGAGCTTCCTTTTAATATCCCAGAGCTTCATATAGTCTCCGATGAGGTCCAGATAGTGATCCTGCGATGCGCCCATCATGGCAAGCTGTTCACAAAGGGATTCATGGATGGACTTTTTTGTAACTGCCAATTGCCTCACCTTCTTTGAAAAAAATCCCTCACGCGCGCGAGAACCTCTTTTGTCTACAACCCTGCCGAGTAACGGGGTCTGAAATTAATCTGCGTTTTTTCTGACCGGGGGTGTCCTACCATCGTTCTTCCGTCAGCGGTTTCGGTTTGGTTCCGTGATACGGAAGCCGCGCCGGATGGCACACTGTTTCATGGCATTCTTTACACACGGAAATGAGATTGCGCTTGAGAATTCCATCGTCATCCCGATAGGTCTTGCTGAGTGCCAGCTCCGGGTGCTTGCGAAGATAGTTAACATGATGCACATGGCTTGCAGGTTTGTACCTGCCTTTCGCCTTACAAATCTGGCACTCACCTTTATCCTCCGCAAGAACTTCTCTGCGGAGTCTGCGCCACTCCGGAGAAACATAGAAGGCATGCAGGTTGCCTTGTACTATAAACTCTTTGATCTGATTCAGATCCATTTTCAGCATGACTTTCTTTTTTGTCAGGATAAATTAATTGAATCTTAATCGTGCATTCACATGAATTTCATGCATACCCTTATAACAGCCCATATAATGGTTTCAGGATCTTCTGGAGGAGGATGGATATGTTAAGAATTCTGTTTTGGCCGTTTGAACTCATATGGTGGATCATCGGTCTTGTGTTTGATCTGCTCGGATTCATTATTTCATTGACAATTGGCTTGATTTTGACCATTCTCGGAGCGGTCTTAACCTTCACGATTGTCGGCGCTTTTATAGGCATTCCTCTAATTGTTTTTGGACTTCTGTTAGCTGTCCGCTCCTTCTTTTAGCATACCGCCCTCAACCGGGCGGTTTTTTCTTTTATCCATCGGAAGAGTTGGGTTGCCTATCAAATCCGCAGTGCATGAGAAAAATAAGCAAAATATAACCTCTCGACTGATGCGCTTTGCCTATACGCATTTCTCGCATGGGGTTTCCTTTGGCTTTTTCATTCCCGCTCCTTATAAAAATGCAAGAGTCTAAAATTCGACATTGAATTTGTTTATATTCACAATTACCCAATTAAGCGTTATATGGTAGAATTGATATTATCTATAAAAAACAAAAATTAATTGGAGGTGATTCGAATGGCGAAACCATACCCGTTCCCAGACCCAAACGACCGTTCCCCCAACACACCCATCGATACGGTTCCGGGAGTTAAAGTCCTTGAATTGTACAACCGTTGTCACAAAGATGATAAAATGCAAAAAGTTACCACAAAGGTTCAAAATTGGATGACAGAAACCGCCAAAACCCAATACAGTTGGGATTCCGTAGAGTTCGCAGGAAGCGAATGCATCCTTCGTGTCAAGATGCAAAAGTTCAAAACCCCGGACGAGTAATCGTTACCAATTCCTCTGGTACACACCAAAACCACCCCGCCGATTGGTGAGGTGGTTTTGGTTTTGGGTGCTGCTCTATGCAACTATCTTATATTAACATTTTACCCTATTTACAAGCGTTTTCAAGTGTCATGAACTGCCATCAACTGCCAACTTTTTCGCCTTGTCATGGATTCTGTACATTTGCCGATCAGCATATCCTATCCTCGCTCCAACCGCTTTGAATGGGTAGCAATCGACATACCTCAGCGTCATCAACTTATGCTCCACATCCTCAAGCGGTAATTTCTGGAGGTATCTGCCGATCACTACCCTTTCGATTTCTCGTTGTTTTTTTAATTCTTCAATCTCCTGCGACAATTCAGCTACAAGTTCCCCGACTCCCATGGTTCCTGTACCGCCTTGGACGGGTGTATTCGAACTGGGAGACTTCAACCCACCCGTTTGCCTTAAATCATCAAGGCGAGCCTGCAGGCGGTCAATTTTCCGTGTAAGGGAAAGCGCAGCGTTAAGTTCTTCTTTGGTCAATCGGCTTCCTCCTTCGCCTTTTCGATCCTGACCCGTAATGCCTGTAACAGGCTGTCCTGTGTGGTGCTTTTGCCCTGCAAAGCAT